ACCGCCGCCCTTGGAGGTAAACCAGGAACAGCGGCAAAATCTAAAAGTAAAGGTGGTGCAGATTTGGGTAATGCTACAGTGCCAGTATCTGGATCTCTTGATGTTACTGTTCATGCAATTTGTGTTAAGTGTCATAAAGAAGATGCGCAAGGCAATGCAATGCATCCAATCAAACATTAATAAAAGGTAAAATAAATGGCTCTTAAAGACACAATAAATTCAATAAATCAGGCTCAAGATTTTTTAAATCAAAACAATCCTTTAGATGCTGACAAAAGAAATCAATTTAAGAATGATGGATTTATGTTGCCATCAACATTTTCTGCTGATGGAAATGGATTGCCATATACTAAAGTATCTTCTTTTAATGCTGGACAAATTAAAAGAAATATTATTACTTGGTTTATTCCAGAATTTGGAATTGTTAGAATGTATGTAAATCCACAGTCAATAGTATACACTCATAAAAAGGCAATATCTAAAGAAAGAACAAAAGGTGGTTTCACATTACAATATTGGGGAGAGGATTTATCAACTCTAAATATAAGTGGAAATACTGGAAGTTCAGGCATTGAAGGTATTAACATGCTTTATGAAATTTATAGGGCAGAACAATATGCATTCGATGGTGTTGGTTTAACACTTGCGGCGAACAATGCCGCAGCAGACCTATCAGGTAATTTAATAAATGGTATTGGTGGCGCTCTTGGTGGTCTTGTAAGCACTAGTCCAGCAGGACCTGCATCTGGAGCAGGCTTACTTGGTGGGATTTTAGGAATGAATTCTCCACAAAATACTTTAAGTGCACAAAATATTCCTTCTTTGGCACAACTAGCTTTTAGTGTTGAGATGTATTATGGGGGATGTGTTTATCGTGGCTATTTTGATAATATGAATATTACTGAATCTGCAGATAATTTTTTATGGCAATATCAAATAACATTTGTAGTAACACAGAAGCGCGGATATAGAACAAATTACTTTCCATTTCACAGAACACCTGCTCAAGGTCCAAGTCAATATGGGACCCCTTCATCATTTAATTTAGATGATATTAAAGATATTATTTTTTAAAGGTAAAATTTATGAATTTCTTAGCTAGTTTAGCAGATCAAGTATCGTCTCAGTTTTCTTTGAGTGATAATAATAATCATTCATTAGATTCTGTAGATCCAATAACTGGCAAACAAGAAAAATATGGTTCATTAGGAGATTTGGCTCAAAAATTTGATCAATCCGCTGAGAGAAAATATGTTGAAGAAGGATATTTAAGAAGAGATCCATATAATACTAATCCAAAACAATTTGAAATTTTAATTCAAGAACCATCAGCAACCGTATTTGTTAAAAAGAAAATGTTTACTTCTGTAGCTGAAAATTTCAGACCAGATTTTATGGATCAGGATGAAAAGATATATTATCGCGCAATGCGAATTCTTTTTCAAAATAAATGTAATCAAATCTCTGCACTAGAAAAGCTTTCAAAAATAGAAAAAATATCATCAGCAGTTGGGCAGTTTGATACTCAATTGATGCCATTAGTATTTTCATTAACTGATATGTTTACAAATGGCGTTACTTCTGATTCTGGATTTGGAGATAATTTTGGACTTGGAGCATTTAGTAGCACTAATCCGTATACTAAAACAGATTTTGGAAATTTTGTCAAAGTAATAGATCAAATAAGAAAACTAAATGCATTTAATACTACAAATAAGTTAACAACTTGGATAACTGATTCATCTAATTTATTTAAATCATCATTGGGAACTGGTACTGGAGTAATAGAATTAACTAATTTTGTTAGTCTTACAACTAATGTTGCAACCACTTTAGGCGCAGGCACATTTGGGCTTAATATTGTTGACCCTTATGAAATGATGTTAATAACTGAGTGGGATATTGAAAAAGCAATTAGTGATGCAACTAATTCATTTTATCAACATAAGAGTTATCAATTTGGACAAACTAGTGTTGATCAAGTAATAAATAATAATACAACAAATCTTAATAGATTAAGAGCATTAAGAAAAGCAAGTCCAATTAGTTTTAAAGTTTCCCCAGACTCTTTATTAGGTAAGCGAGTCATTGCGATAATTGATAGACAAGGTTTGGAGTTAATTTTCTCTTATGATTCAACAGGCGGTACTGGGTTCCCAGGATTAGGAGGATCTACTCCAGATAGTGTTTCAGTAAGTGATGAATATTTAAGAAATGGTTCTATCGCTGGATTTGACGGATTAGATAATCGTTCTATAAAAACACAATTAAATGAAAATATTGCATCAAATAATAATGAGCTTGCATTATTTAAATCGGTTATAACATCTATTTATTCTAAAATACAATTAGAAGCTAATTCTAGAAATGCAATTATTGTTAATAATAAAAATACAAATTATACTAGAAGAAAACTTAGATTTAATTTTGCTGGTAAATTAATCATTCAACCCATGGATGTTGTTAATATTTATATGGGATCAAAAAGTAGATATGATAATAAAATATTATCTGGTCTAAATAATATGATGAATGGAAACGGAATTCTTCAAAATATAAATAAAACATTTACAGATTTAAAAAGTTCTGTTGATTTGGCATTTAATCCTAATAGCGTTAATATTCAAGTTGAAAAATCTACATATGTAGGTGATGATTTTCCTAATTTTTTGTGGGCAATTATGAGAAATCAATTTGTTACAGAAAAAGAGGGAGTTCATGTGTTTGCCGGAGTAGTAGAGACTGCTCGTAGCAAGTGGAGTGAGGGTAAATTTACTGTTGATATTCAGGGTAGAGATAATTCATATTATTTTGATCAGGGAAGAATTAATTTTAAACCAGGCGTAGATAATTTTAATGGCGTTATGTTTGATCCACTAACTCCATTCAAAAGTAATTTTAATTCTATTACTAATAATTCATCAGATACTCCTCCAGAATTGCTTGATGAAAATAAATATTTACTAAGTCCATCAGGAAAAGAAACAAAAGGCGCAATAGTTAAATCTAAAGCAGGACCTTATGCTGGTAATGCTGCAACTAGCAACAATATTGTGCATGATCAGGGAATAGATCCTACTAATGGGCTACTTACTCGAACATATTATGCTCCTGACGGTTTAGTATATAAATGGAAAGAGGGCATTGGAATTTTTGTTCAATTTGGAAGCTCATTATCAATGAATGACCCTAATAAAGTTGGAAATCCAAATACATTTAATAATCCATTTGCTGGTCAAGACATTATGAATGTGTTATCTTTATTAATAACTGGGCAGCCATATAATTTTGCCAATTTTTGGAATGCAGCGGTAAACCTTCAAGGTTTTTCAAATGATCCTCAAACTTTACAAAGTCCAGTCCACTCTTATTTAACATCATTAAGACAAGATTTGCAAAAATCAAATACTTTATGGGGAAATTTTATTCCATTTAAAAATTTAACTATTAATGAGCAGGCTTACTCACAGGCACTTCAAAATACATTGCAAATAACAACAATTAATAAAAAAATTGAAGACGATCTTAAAGAATTAGATAATTTAAATAATGCAAGTCTATTAAAAAGTGTTGAAAATATTACATCAAGTGGAATTGATGTATCAGTCAATTCTTCCGATGTTTTAAGTGAATTTAAGAGTCGTCGAGAACAATTAACAAAAGATATAAATAATCAACTTAAAGATTTGCATGAGAAATCCAAGAACGCAAACTATTTAAGTGATATTGCTGGTGATGTATCATTTGATTTTGATAGATTTTCTAATGCCGACTCATCTAATACAAATTCAGATAATAAAGGAAGAAGAAATTTAAGAAGACAGTTAAATCAAATAACAAAAAGAATGTCTTATAATGTAAGAGCTAATGAAGATAAGAATCTATTTATTGTTGATGATTTTTATGATAAAGATTATGATATTTTAGCATATGACGCTTCAATAAATGGGGCGATATCAATGTATAATGGAGATTTTACAGATACAAAAACTATGATAAATAAGGTGTCCGCTCTCCTTAATTTAGAAGTTTTTGCTGATACCCAAGGTCATATTAGAGTGAGACCCCCTCAATATAATAGGATGCCAAGTTCAGTATTCTATCGAATGATGTATATGAAACAAACGCTTGGAATTCAAGTATTTCCAGAATTCTATAGTGATATGTTTAATACTCAAATTAAAACTCTTAAAGAAAGAGTGGAAATACTTGAAGATGAAATAAGATTAGATTGCGCAGTGCTTGGAAATGATACAGACTATGATGCTATGGTATTTATTACTGGGGCGAATTCTGATGGATTTACTTTACTTAAAAATTTAGGCGAAGCATTTTTATTTATATCAAATCAGCAGGGACAAATATCTGATATAACTAAATTATTACAATCTGCAAATCCAGATTTAAAAGAAAAAGATGAATCATTTGGAAATTTAGAAAAACAAGTTCAATCTACTAAATCTATATACACTAATGAGCAAAGATTTAATTCTGTATTTAAATCATTAAATGCCGTTTCAACTGACGGGTCTTCAACAACTAGTGCGTATTCTTTTCAAAATAATAGTTATATAGATGAACTTATTTCTAGAATTCAAACTAAATCTGGGCAAAAAATTCCAAGAACATTTTTTATAAAAGATAACGGCATAGTAGGATCTGGAGTGGAAATTCCTGGAACTAAAGAAATCGATTATTTTAAAATTACATCCGATTTGGCTAGCAAAATAAAAGAAAGACAAAAGGTTATTAAATTATTTTATACAGCATTAAGAAATGCAAATGATTTTAAATCTTTAGATGATGATAGTGGGTCAACAGCAACTAAATTATTAACTCCAGGGCTTTTTGGAAATAGAAATATACCAGAAGTATTTGAACATATGGTAGAAGATGAAAGTTATGATGATTATGGTCCAGGATCTGGTAGTAGATATATAATTAAAAGAGTGCAAATTAAAAGCCTTGATATTCATGAAAATCCACCAGAATATACTTCGGTACAAGTTAATGGGTATATGAATACATTTGCAGGAGCATCAGAGCAAGGACCTGCAGCATTAGATGTTCCTGGACTTGGTAATGGATTGACATCTGCAATTGCAATTGATTATGATATGTGGAGAACATATGGATTTAAACAACCATCTGTCTTAAGTATACCATTTTTAAATGATCCTATAAGCCAATGTGGACCATTTGCTGCAATGGTTCTTAGTTTAGCCAGAAAGAATATATTTAGGGGGTCAGTAATGATTGCTGGTAATGAGTATATGCAACCAGGAGATGTTGTATTTTTAGAAGATAGAGGTATGCTATTTTATGTAACTGCTGTTAATCATAATTTTTCTTTTGGTGCTGCCGGCGGTAATTTTAATACAACTTTAACACTAACATATGGGCATACTCCTGGAGAATATATTCCAACTACATTAGATATTTTCGGAAAACTTCTTTATAAGAATAAAGATATAGCTTCATATACTGTTCAAAGACAATCTAATTCTTCTAATGATATTAATATGGGCGCCCTAATTAAAACTGGAGGTAATGTTCCAACATCTGCGCAAGTATCTGCAAAAGATAGTTCTCAACCAACACCATTATCAACATTTAACTCAAATGTTATTAATAATATTTTATATACGGCTGCCAATATTATTAATTCAAATAATACTAAAGGAAATGATGTGACAGCTAAATTAGAATTACGATTATATTATGATGATATTACTAAGTCTGCAGATAGTGATTTGCAAAAATTTGCTACAGAGGCTTTAGTTGCATTTATAAGCAATACAAATCCAAAACAATCCACTGCTCCACCAATACTGCCGGCAGATTCAGTAATAATAACTCCTGTTAATATGAGTTCAGAATCAGATCATAGATCTCCATCTCAAAAAGCAATAGATTTGGCTAGAGAAAATATGAATCTAATAAGTCTTAGTGGGGGCGGCGCATCTTCTCCAAATACTACAAGTAGTGGTGGTGCTGGAGTGAAACCTGTTGGTCAATTGGGAGAAGCTTCGCAACAAAAAATAACTCAGGAACATGATAAGTTAAGAGTTAGCCTATTTAAGTATATAGTTGATTGCTGGATTACTTTTGAAAATAAAGGCACCATTAAAACATCAAATTCAGTATCTGCATCAGATACAACTACTAGAAGAACTGAAGCAGAGCGAACTCCACCTAAAATAAGAGAAGAATTTTAACCAATGTTTGATGATACACAAGACTTTAAAGAAGAAGTTGGGCTACTTAAAAGAGCAACAATAGTTGGATATGATCTTAATAATGGGTCTATGTCAATTCAATTAACTAGCACTCCTTCACTTAAGGGGAAAAATCCAAAACCATTTACGTTACCAATACCTCATGGATTGTTTTATAATAATGGGCTATTTATTGGAGCATTACCAAGCATTGGATCAACTATTATTGTTGGTCAGGGGGTTGGTGGCGGTTATTATTTCGTATCATTTTACACAGAAAAAGCCACGTTATTACCAAAACTTAATAAAGATGAAATAAGAATATCGGCGGGAGATAATGCAAAAATAACATTATCAAAAACTAATGATATTAATATAGGAAATAATACTAATAATATACACATTAACACTTCTTCAAGTTTAATTACAGCAAATTTTGATAGTGCAAATAACTTTACACAAGGATCGCGATCTATTATTGGTTCTATCAAAAGAGATATAAATAGAAATTCTTTTATAAGTCAAGATGTAAAATTAACTAGTGATATTTATGATTCTTTATTTGAAGTTATTGGTCTTGACCCAAGTGCTAGTACTAATTCGCTTATATCAGGAGCAAAGAAAAATCCAGCTCTTATAGAAAATAGAGAGTTAGTTTATGAATTTAAAAATGACTCTTCTATTATGGATGATTTTAATGAATCATTATTATATGGAGGTAAAATATTTCCAAATACTGAGTTTACTTTTCCAAATAGAAGAAAAAGCAGATCTGATACATTAAGTTTAACTTTAGAATATCCAAATCATTTAATGGAAACTATTAAAGGAACAGTTGTTGATATTTTTGGAAATATATTAGATATAAATAGGGTGCCATTACCTGTTGGAATCGATACTGCAACATTAAAAAGTGATAATAAAAATACAGATAAAAAATCAGCATTTTTAGAGATAAAAGAGCTTGAAAGAAAAAGCATAGCATTTCATTTTGAAATTAATGCGCGAAAAGATTTAATAAGCTCTACAACAAAGCAAATTACATTACCAGATATTGATTCTAATCAAGATTATGCTAGAAATAGAAGTAGATTTTTCTTTGATATTGATAAAGAGGGACAATTTAAACTAAATGTCCCGGCTTCATCGGAAAGAGGAAATATTCCCTTATTAACAAGATATGAAAATTATTCTACAATAGGTGATGAAGATAGTAGTAATCCAAATAAATTAATTTTTAGAGAAGATAATTTAGATATTCTTCATGATTCTTTTGCAGCTTCTAAAACATTAATGTCGAATGACGGGGTATCGTATGCAACCGATAAGGGCTCAATTAAACTTATAAATAATAAAGCGGATGGAGCCCCTTTAGATAGAATAACTAAATCCCATATTAAACATGGTACTGCGTATCATGATATTCTTAATACGTGTTATGCTCATCAATCATTAGATGTTTTAGAATATCCAAATGAATGGGACACTTCTATATTTCCAATTAAAACAACTGATATATCTTTGCTTACTAATGTTGTTAGTAAAGAAATTAATATTGCCGGAGATAATGCAAATGCTGGTGGCAGAAGCGGCTCTTTAAATTTTGACGGATCTATTGAATTTAATATTGGAGCAAATACTATAGATAGGCAATCTATATGGATAGATACTGCTGGCGGTATAGTTGGTAATTTTGGTCGTGATTTAAATAATAATAGTGCTAATTTGTCAATGGATGGAAATGTAAATTTACAAATTGGTGCTTTTGGAGTTACTTCTGATAGTAGATTTGCAAAACAAAATAATGGTCAAGTAGGGTCATCTTTAGACATTAGAGTGTTAAATAAAGGTGGCAGGGCTACTTTAATTAGAATAGATGAAAATGGAACTGTTTCTATTATGTCTCCAAGTAACATTGCAATACACTCTAATAAAGATTTAAAGTTATCAGCAGATGGAAATATAGATATAGATGCTGAGGGCGTAATAATTCAAGGAAGACCTGTTAATAAGGAAACTGGCGGCTCAATTTAAGGAGAATTATGAAAAAGTTTAATGAAGTTATCTACAATAAATTATTATTGCAAGCAGAAGAGGCTAGAGACCAAAAGCTAATTAAATTGGCACAAGCATTAGAATCAGCTTTAAAAGAAGAATCTAGCCAAGACATTTCTGAATATAGTAGCGATGAGTTGCATGAAGATGTATATAAAGATTTGTGGTCAGCTGCCGCAAATGTTATTAAATATTACAATATTGAAAGTGTAGATGTTGTTAAAGTAAGTCAAGCATTAGAAGATATTACTAATGTTGTAATTGAAAGTGTTAAAAATTCAATTGACATTGACTCAACTATAGGTCCTTTAGAGCCAAAATTGCCTGGCGAATCTAAATGAGATGATATATAAAAGAATATAATGCCTTGTAGCCCAAATGACATTTCTATTTCTATGCCTGATGGTCCAAGTGGTCCTGCTATTCCAGGATTTGGAATACCTTTTTCTTTATCAATTAAACCAATCAATCCGTTTCCAGAAGGATTTCCAGAAGACCTTCTTGATATTTTAAATAAATTACAATTTATTATTCCTCCAGGCTCATTAAAGCCCGCACTTAATCCAAACTTTGGAAAAGATATATTTGATGGTATTATGAAATTGTTAGATCAATTTATGCCATTTTTAATGTTATATAAATTTTTCTTACCAATACTTAATTTAATAATTTGTATTATAGAGGTTTTATGCGCCATTCCTAATCCATATAAATTAGTAAAAGCAATGTCAAGATTATTTAGAAACTGTTTGCCACCATTTCTAAATTTATTTCCTATGTTTGCGCTTATTATTATGATAATATCATTATTATTATTATTAGTTGCTTTGGCAGAATATATTTTACAACAAATACTTAAACTAATCAAAGTTGTTCTTCGTAATATTTTAGCTTTAAATAAAGCAACACAAGAAAATAATGCCGAATCAGTATTGGCAATTGCTAAAAAACTTGGGTCTATTCTTTGTTTATTCCAAAATTTATTTGTATTATTATCATTATTTAATATTATCATACAAATAGTAAGAGATATTTTAAAGTTATCATTCTCAATACCCCCTTGTGATAGTAATTCTTCTGATGCTGATGGTTGCTGTACACCAGATGTTTGTCCAGCAATTGTTAAACAATCATATACTAGACTTACTGGAACATTACAATATTTTAATTCTGTTAAACAATCCACTGCTTTTGGATCAGGTTTTAATATTCCATTACGAAATGAAGGTTGGCAAATATATGACCCAACACAAGAAATTGCTCAAAAATTTATTAATATAGTTGATGCTTATGATATAACATATACTCCTAAGCCAGTATTTTTCCCAACTGATGGAACATACAATATATCTACCCCAATTAAGCAAGCTCCTTATTTAGTAGATATGAGAATGTTTTATAATCCATCTCAATGGAATAGTAGGACGGGCGTTGCTCGATGGATTAGGTTCAAAAATTGTATAGTTACAGCTGCTCCAAATGCTTATTATTCTAACTATCAAAATGCCGCCATTGGCGTTTCATCTGGAGTATTAAATTTAGTTGGCGGCTTAGGATATGAAGATAATGGAACTACTCCATTAACAGGGTTTTCTTCTGATGGAATTACTCCAATATCATCTCAGGCAACAATAAATAATTTATTACATTTCCCAGAGGAAATAAGTGTGACTCCAGTATTATCTCTTACTGATGGTTACTTATTTAATAAAAATGTTGAATATGTATTCAAGCCAAGTATAGAAGTATTAATAAATAAAAATTTAGTTACTCTTGGATGTCATCCAGATTTAGCTCTTAATAAATCATTTATTAATGAGGTATTTGCTGGTGATGCAACACTTAAACTTGCATTATTAAATAATATAATAAACTCAGATGCTTTTCCAGATCCCAATAAAGCACTAGAATGTTTAAGTACAGCAGTAAATGGATTAAGAAATGATTTAACAGTTTCTGGACTTGCTACATTCCAATTAATTACTACGGCATGTTTATCAAAATTAATATCAGACTCTAATAGATCTTTAGTAGATATGATTGCATTAGGATTTGATCCGTGTAATAGTATATTGTCTGGAAGTCCAAAAGTACAATTTACTGGACAGCCAATTAAGATCAAAGTTGATATGAAAGATCGTAATGGTATAAATATTACAACTGGGTTAACGGCAGAAATTGGCGCGGAATTAGCTCCAAGATTAAAAGCTTATCCAAGTTTTGGTAAAGTGTCTGCATTTGCATATGATGGATATCAGTATTTTACTGCTGACTTAAATAGTTATGATGCTGGTAATGGAAGTTTAACAGTATCATTTGATAGTAATTTATTATGTACAAATATAATACCATCAGATGTGGCAATTCCTCCATCTCATATTTTGCAAACTTTTGATTACAAATTTATTTATGCCCTTGATGGAATTCCTGTTAATAAATATGGAACAGGCGATGAATCTGATGGAGACGCTCCAAGAAGAGATGATTTTGGAGGATCTGTATAATGGCTGATATTATCAATCAAACTAACTATGAAGATCAACAAAACTCGGAGATTGATATTGAACAAGCATATCAATATTATATTAAAGTTATTGATGCCATACGTAGTAGGGCAAATATTTCTGGAAATTTAGCCTTATTAGATCATTTTGATTTAGATTCATGGCAAACAATTTCTTCTAAAGTCAAAACAGAATCTATTCCGCAAGAAAGCAGGTGTCATGCATTTTATAGATGGATTGGCTTTCCAGTAGTTTCATCCAATCAAAAAGATTTTTATAACCCAGGTCATGATAGAATTAAAGATAAAAATAGAAAACTTAATGACTCTTCTAAATTAGGTATAGCTAACAATATAGATGCTAAATTTAAACAATTATCATTACAAAGAGAAATGTATTCTAGTAATATGATGACTATATTTTCTAATAGTTATAGCATTAATGCAGCAACATTATCTTTGCTTTCCGGAGCTACTATTAGAAAGTTTAATGACCATGTTGGCGGTATTAATCCATTTGATTTTGATATTAAAGCTCAAAATTATATAATACCATTAGATTCTCAAGTTGGTATAAAAAATGATATTAGTTTATTAAAATATGTTGATGCTAATGGAACAGAGCCTAGTGATTTGACTGTTAAATTATTAAAAAATCAATCTCATTTTATGAAACCATTTTTTGTTGATCCAAGAATAGATTTTTCAGTATTTCCAGCCAAAAATAGAATAGCAGTCCCATTTGTCCCAGATTCAACTTATTTGAAAATGGGAGAAGATGTTTTATTAAGACCATTGTTAGAAAAAATAATAAGAGAAAGATTTTCTTTAACAAATAATTCTGAAAAAATTGGAACAAGTCAAGAAAACATTACTGATTATTTAAATAATGTTGATGCTATTAAGGATGAACAATTAATTCAAAAAGTTAAAAATACTGGTGGAGACTTAACTTTAACTGATAAAGCTAGCTTTTTATATTATTTTAAATTAGCTCAAGCTATGATGAAAAAATTGGTAGTGGCTCAAAATACAATCAAAGAGGCTCAAGGAAAATATTATTGGTTACCAATACCCAGCTCAACTGGTCCAGAAGGTGGGTGTAAATCTCATGATACGATAGTATCAACTACTTTATATAAAGAGCATAAAGAATTAATAACTGATTTAGATAGAGAAATAACTAAAGCATATATTAGAGTATCATTAAATTCATTTTCTAAAAAAGGAAATGAATCAATTGGAAAGCCAGAGGCTCTTAATTTTGGACTGCCAACTGATATTGATAATGTATTTGGACCTGACGTGGCACCACCAGAAGTAATTGGTGATTTGTCACAAAAGAATTTTGATGATTTAATTGATGCAAGAAATAAATCTTTAGATAGCGCTTGCGATGCTCTTAAAACAATAGAAATTGTTATGGGAGAATATACGGGTCTTGGATTGTGTGATATTATTGCAGTTATAGCATCTTTATATATAATGCCAAAAGGAGATTTATTGGGGTTTTTGGACGTTGACGCCTTAACTAGGGCTCAAGCAACTTTAGGATATACAAAAGAAGAATTGGCAATTATAGCTGGTCATTTTGAAGACAATATTCAAAAATCCACGGAGTCGTTTATTGATACTGTAAATGATTTTTATAATTTAATGGTTAAATTATATGAAGATCAAGCAAATACGGTCGGTTCATAAGCTTTAAAAATCATAGATTTATCTAATAATCCGACATTACAGAAGTAGGAGTATGTTGGATGTCTTTTGACTTAAAAATAAGCAATCGTGACCTTGTTATTCAGGATGGGGCGTTAAAACCCGTTCAAGACAGCGAAAAGCTAATTCAAGATATTTTAAAGATGTGTTTAACCACGGCTGGATCTAACCCAATGTTTCCGTGGTATGGTTCTTTTTTATCTAGATCTATTATTGGTAGCCCACAAAATACATCTGTTCTTATACAAATATCTAAAACTCAATTATCAACAGCGCTAGATAATTTAAAAGCTTTACAAGAATTACAGGTAAAGTCTTTTCAAAGAGTTAGCGCTGATGAGCAAATTTCAGCCATTTTAGATATATCTGTAAATAGAAGTCAAATAGACCCAAGATTTATTGATGTTAAGATAAAAGCATTAACAAAAGGGATTCAACCCATAACAACTGCATTTAAGGTTTCCACAATATAAGTCTAAGGATAACACATGGTTTCGATAAGGTCGGTAAATGAAATTATTTTAAGTCTAATAGACTTTTTTAAAGTGGTGCAACCAGACTTAGACACTAAGCCTGGAACTGTTGCTAGAGATTTAATGATCGATGCGCCCGCCTCTCAATTGGCAATTTTATATGATCAACTAGCAAATGTATCAAATAAACAATCATTACAATTAGTTGTAGGATCTGATTTAGATAAATTAGCTAAAAATTTTGGAATTACTAGAAAAAGTGCAAAAACTTCTAGCGGCGTAGCTTTAATGACCTTTGCAAGCATAAATGCAACTCTTAATATTAATAAGGGAGATTCTATTTATGCTAATAATAATTTTACTTTTGTAGTAGCAAATGGAACTACTATAGATCCGAACTCTTCTAATTTTTATCGCTCAGTTGCGTCTAAGTATAGAGATCAGTTAGATTTTATTGGAATATCAGACCAATATGCAGTTGAAGTGACAGCGTTAGCAAGTAGTACTGGTTCTGTTGGAAATATTGGGAAATATAGTCTTGCAAGAACAAATATAAGTGGCGTATCTAATGTAACCAATATAAATGGATTTTCTGGAGGAACTGATCAAGAAAGTGATGTTGCATATAGAACAAGAGTTCTTTCTTCATTTAGTGGATCAAGTGTTGGAACAGCATTAGGATATTTAAACATCGCACTTGGAGTTACTGGAGTGTCAGATGCAGCAGTTGTAGAACCAGGAAGCCCATTAATGACAAGAGATGGTACTGTCGTTACAAAGAATGCAGATGGTTCAAATACGATTTTATCAGAAGGTTCTGGTGGAAAAGTTGATGTTATTATTTTAGGATCTACTTTAACTGAGGATGTTGATAGTTTTATTTATATTGACAAAAGCAATACTAATGATCCTACAAGTTACAAAAATGATGTAATATTAGGTCAAATTGATGGTGATGAAAACAAAACTATTAATAGAAAAAGAATTGATAATATTGCTGCAGGCATATTGCCATCTCAACCAATTAATACAGTGCTAGATATTACCGGGTCATTAAGTGGTTCTAATTTTAAATCAAAATCTACAGATTCATTTGGAAGAGTATCTGGAAATTATGAACTTATAAAAGATACAGGAGTTTATGGTGGAAGTCCTTGGGGATTTGATAAAATTCATTGGATTGATGATCGTATATCATTATTTAGTGAAGATATTATTAAGAGCCAATTTAATGGACAAGACACAACTACATTTGCAGATGTGACTGAAATTCCAAAATTAACACAAAATATTCCAATTTTAAATGAAAATAGCAGAATAACATCTGATAGGTCAATAATACAATTATTACATACTCCAGTTACTAATGTAACAAGAGTTGTAAACGTAAATACTGGAGAAAGATATTTAATTACCAATCAAAATCCAGATCAAACAGGAACGTATAATACTACTGGAAGAATAAAAATTTCTGGAAATACACTTCCAACATCTAGCGATTTACTTCAAGTAGATTATAGTTGGGTTGTTGATTATGATCAATATTCTGATTATGACGGGTTAACTTATACAAGTAATCCAAGAACAGTTAATGATAGTATTGATTGGGGATATTCTTCAGTAATCAAAAATGAAAAAATAACATTTGCAATTTCAGGTGGTAACTTTTTTGTTGGCACAGCTTCTCATTCTGTAAATTCTATAGTGTCAGTTAAAAAGTTTACAGAAATTGATGGCATTATAACAAGAGTAACTTCTGGATTATTTGTTAATAGGTTGGCTGTAAATTTAAGTAATCTATCATTGCCAGCAGATACTGTTGAGTCAGTTATACTTAAAAATTCTAATAAAGAAATTTATATTACTGCGCAAAATGATGGAACATTTACAAATGTTACTGGTGTAGTTGGAATAGATATTGTTTATAATATAACAATAATATTACCATTAGATACGGTGGCTGTTGAAGGTGATTTTGCAACTGCAATAATTAATAGTATAGATGTTTTTAATTCTGAAAGTGGAGTTGGAACAAGTAATGGGACACAAATAACAATACCTGCAACATCTGTAGATACATCTGCAACATCTATTGTTATGTTAGTAACATATATAGCCAATGTAACAGATCTTATTTCTACAGCAATTACCAGCATACCTACAAGTAGATCTGGGAATGGCTTTGCATTATCTAATAATAATGGATTTAATAATTTTAGTATGAGTAATATTTCGCGTCGCGAAATATTATCAGTTCAATTAAATTTAAGTAGTCAATATTATATTGAAACATCTTTAGTTGCTAATGATTTTATTTTTAATACCGGAATGGTTGTAGCAATTGTTAGATTGTCTGATGGTAAAATATTATGGAATAGTGATAATATTGGAAGTATTTCTACCGGATTATCTGGAAACTATCAAATAATACTTAATGGTTTTAATACACCCGCAACAAATGATAGGGTATTAGCAATATATTATGCTACAGATATTAGAAGATTTCAACCATTTAGTTTTTCAAATAATCTTATTCATACAAGGGTGCATCAATTACAACAAGATTCTGGAACTGGAAAACTTTATGTCCCACTTAATACATTAACTGCTCAAGCAAGCGGAATGACATTTTCAATATTAGAACCAAATACTGATATTGCGTTGTTTAGCGTTTCAGATGGATATATGATAGTGTCTAATGGTATTGGAACAATTACTAGTGTTGCAACTAATTTTAATACGATTAATGATCTTGCTAATAAAAAATTAAAAATAAGCCTAGCAACAGATCCTAATAATAATGGTATTTATGATATTACTAGCTATAATTCATCTACCAATTTATTAACAATAAGAAATGTTCTTAATAATTTAACATTAGATCAAATATCAATTGTTAGATTATTAGATGGTAAAGAAATATGGAATTATGATGGAACAATAGATGTTACAAATAATAAATTATTGCTTGCCACCAGCTCTTTAGCCTCTGTAAATGATTATGTTCACGTATCATTGTTTAATATTGGTAATTTGAGAAAGAGTTCTGCAAGAATTATTTCAAATGTAATTGATCAAACAGTTAATGTTGGCGTAATAAGCATAAATGGAACATCAATAGCAAAAGGTATGGACATAGTATTTACTGCAACAAATTCTGGGCTTAAACTTAATATAGCAGAAGCTATGAGAAAAGCTTTGGGATTACCATCCACGACAGCACTGCCATCAAATGTAAAATTAGCAAAGCTTATTAAATTAGAAAAAGTATCAACTGTAAGTAATAATAGTGATGAAGTATTACAGGTATTGGCAACATATGATATAAAAAATACAATTATTCAAAATAATTTGTTATATATAGATGATATGATATCTAATTTCGCTTTATCGCAATTAGAATTTATATTGCCAGGCACGGTAAATAATACATTAAGCTCAGATGTAATTAATTTGCCAAAAATTGGAGATAAATTAAGAGTTACATTTTATTATGCAACCTCAAATGATACAGAAAGTTTATCTTATACAAAAAATGGTCCTCTTTATAGTAATAAAAAGTTCGCACTAATTAATAGGGTTTATGTTGCTAGCGGATTTAAAACTTCACAATCTACTAGGGTTTCTTTAACTCCATTTAATCAACCAACACTTGGGTCCAGATACTCTGTTTATTATGATTATCTTGCGCCAAAACAAAATGAAAGAATAAATACAAGATTTAATTATAATAGTTTAATCTCGACGGCAACTTTTGAAGTAGAAAATAATAGACCTATAAATGCTGATGTTATAGTTAGAGCTGCCAAGCTTGTGTTGCTTGATTTGACTCTTAATATAGTTTTAACGGATGCTTATAAAAATTCTGCAAATGCTGTAGTCCAATCAGTTAAAGATAAATTAATAACTGCAATGACTACAAATGAGCTTGGAACAATTATAGATAATCCAACATTAATAAATGTTGCACAATCTGTTACTGGTGTCGCAAGAGCAAGAGTAGTTTATTTTAATAAAAGCGGTGTTGTTGGGCAAGTATTAAGCGTTCAAGCGCAGGGAGATGAATACCTTGCTCCAAATACAATAATTATTAACACTGAGACAAGATAATATGCAAAATCTAAGAATCCTTGATGTGGCAGTTACTAGCAGCACTACTATTGATGTAACTTTTACATCAGAATTAGTTAATAATCTAGTTGCATCTAATGTTAAAATTATTTCAGAAAGCTTAAATGTTCCAGACTCTACAGTTTTAGGAGTTAAAGTAAATAAAAATCTTTTAACTATTACATGCCAACCATTAACACCATTATCAGTATATTATATTGAATTATATTCTCAAGCAAATCATTCATTTACTTCATTACATGGAGATGCTATAATATCAGAAGATGGAATATCAAATAGGTATTTAATAACTGGTCCAATCTCTTCTGATAATCCAGTTAATAATTATCTTAAATCATATCTTCATGATAACATTTATAATGTAGATGACTCTAACACTTTAGTTAGTAAGTATATAAGTTCGCTAGCTATTATTTTATCACGAGCACTTTATGACATTAAACAAAGTATTAATGAGAATTATTTATCTAATACTATTGTTGATGAGCAAAGAATAAGAGGCGACGGACCATTTGATAGATTAAATGAAGAAAGTGCTTATGAAATTCTTAGAGTTGGAAGAACGCCTTCTGATACAAAAGTAAGCAATACTGATAGTTATGATCCATTTGACTCTTCTCCAATTACTTTACAAAAACAATCAAATGTAGAAACACTTACTACTGATTCTTCAGATACAATTGGTAAATTTAATATTAATAATTTAGTTCTAAATCTTAGCAATTCTCCAGTAACAAAATTAACTGGATTAACATTTTTATTATCTACAGTTTCTCCCAATTATACTTATGATATCGCTTCTTTAGGATATCAAATACAAAATTCTAGATATGACCAAAGTTACGCCTCAACATATGTAACACTTGAAAATAATCAAATAAGACTTAATGATAAAATACTTGATGATGAATTATTTTCTATAAATAATATTATTAGAATAGAAGTTAATTATGAATCCAAAGATCTTGGACGTGTAATTGATGATGCTACTGTTCAAGCTTATACTTATTTAACATCAACTCGTGAAGTTCTTCCACCAATAATTAATATTTTTAATTTAAAACATGCCCCAATTGTAAATTCATCAAATGAAACGGCAATCCTTGGAGGTGTTACATTTATTGATGCAAATAGTAGTGGATCACATGCGGCATTTGTTACTGAAATACCATTTAGACTTAATGGGTTGCCATCAATTCCTGGACAATATTCAGTTGATTATACTACAGGCACAGTTTATGTATATGGAAGCTCTATTTCTAGAGATGGTACAGGACCATATCCACCAGTAGCAACATACAGATATAAATATACGTATAAAACAGAACTAGATTATGTTTATGATTCTGGATTTAGAGAATTAGTGGCATTGCCACTTGGAAGTTTAATTAATTATGCAGGAACTATTGAATATAAATTTGAAAAAGTATTAATTCCAAATATTGATTATATTGCAAATTTGCATACAGAAGTTCTTACAGAAAGAGTTGGTAGCAGGCAAGTAGCTCTCAATGCATTTAAAACAGAATTCTCTCCAATAACAAATGTTTTTAGAATTTATAATGAAACAACAGGCGAGCTTTATTCATTAAATCGTTGGAATGACGATAAAATTTATTATGCATATAATACTCCACCATCAGTGGTTGCAAAAACTGATGAAAGAGTTACATTTAATAATGTAACTAATGAGTTATTATTTGTAGAATCATCAGAAACAAATATATCTTTACTTAAAGTTGCAAAAATTGTTCTACAAAATAGTATTATCGTAGCTTCATCCGAAGATACGATTGGATCGTCACTTAATTCTAGTTTATTCTTTTCTAATACGGATATATTTGCCACTGAATTATGGTATAATAGAAGTGATACAGTTTCTAATAATATAGACAGGCTATTAAACGTTGGGGATTATATAGTTGATTATTATAATGGTATTATATACTGCGCTCTATCTGCGACACAGGGATCAGGAATAGGAAATGCTACTTATAAAAATAATAATATAATACCACAGAATCCGCATATTATAAGTGTAGAGGATTTATTTTATAGAATTAATCCTCTTACAAATAAAGATAAAATATTTTCATATACTTCATTTGGTGAAGGGTTTATAATTCCAGAAGTATTAGAATATTCTGATGAGACCGTGTTGAATAATAGCTCTGATGTTTACCAATTATATAATACAAATGTTGGAGCATTTGTAGATACATCTTTTGTTTCTGGAGTTAGTAATCAAGTTAAATTTGTTAGAAGCATTTTTGAATATAGTGATTTATTAAATAATTCACACCCAATTAATTTTGCAGAAGCAAGTTTATTTTCTGGATTTGGTATAACTGTCGATACAATATCTAAACAATCATTTGATAATATAAAGTTTGATGGATATAATTATTATGTTACATTAAATGAAAATTTTTCTTACAGCTCTGCAAATATAACATATACTATATCAATTATTAGAACATCTGATTTAGTTCAATTATGGGATGGTTCTGGAATAATTGAACT